GCCGCCCTCGCGGCAGAGACGAAAGGGGAGGAGTAGAGATGAGACAGCCAGATATTTGGGATGTGAACACTATCTGCCTATTTGCAGGGAGCAACCGCAAGAAGATCACAACTACACTCGGCACAGAGTTATGGGTGCCGAGTAGACCAGAGCCGCACAACGCATTTTCGCCTCTGTGGCGTTTCAAACTCGCATGGCTGGTACTCACCGGGAAAGCCGACTGCTTAACATGGGAAGCAAGAGCGGCAGGAGGTGGGGAGTGAAGGTCTATTTCTACACAAAACACGGTAAATGGTTCTACTTCTCGATAGGTAAATGGTGTCCGTTTCGCTACATGCAACACGGAGGATGGGTTTGTCTTGAGTGGCCGTGGATCAAGCAATATGCACTCAAGGTAAGAGGTGGGGGATGATCAAGGATTGGCAGGTTATCGACTATGCTGGTACTGACGCTAAGGCGTTGGCGGCGCTATTTCTCGACGGATGGGAGACCGCTCCAGGTACACATGAAAGTCTAACCGATCATGATGATCTGAGCTATGTGGTGTTGGTTAAAAGAGGAGATAGCGAGAATGAGTAATTGCCTATATGGATGTGTACCAGGAGCACCGAACGACCATTGCGGTCAACACGGTTTAGCCGCGCAACTCATAACCCTCAAGGCCGACCTCGCCGCGGCGCTGGAGAGGGTGGGGGAGTCCGTCAAGCTGATTGACGAGATAGACAGGGAGTACAACCAGAAAACCAACGCCTTGATAGAACGCCACGCTGCACAACTCGACCAGCTCAAGAGGGAGAGGGACGAGGCGCAGGAAGGATGGGCAGCGGCTGAGGATCGGGCTAGCATCGAAGCAGGATGCTGCCACGAGGAGCGAACCAAGGCCAAGAAAGCCTACCGCCAAGGCTTCGAGGATTGCAGGGAGGCGATACACGACCATTTGGTTGACGTCGGCGTGCTGGTGGACATATGCCCCGCCTACGCTGAAATCCGCGCACTGACGGTGCCGGAGAGGGGGCAAGGGTGAAGACACCAAAAGAGAAATACATGAACGACCCCGAGTATCACAATCTAGTGTGTACGCTTGAATCACTCATAGAGCAAGCTAGATTTACACCATCCGAATTGCGTGAGGCTTGTATCCTCGCCTGCATAAATTATGAAATGCGCCACATTCGGGAATACCTAATTGACCCGCATGTGCTCAACGCCCTTGATACATTAGATAGGTTCACCTCACAGCGTACTCAGAGAGGCCCAATAGCATGAACGAGCCAAAACACCCATGCGGCAAATGCACCTGGGCGGGGAAATCACGGTTGGGCTTCGGCTGTGTTCTGAAACAAATGGTGGTCACTGAGAAATGTGGTGGGTACACGGAGGGATAGCATGGACGAGTTCGCATATGAAAAATGGTGGGTGACGGTCAGTGAAGAGGACAGGAAGCTTCCGCCTGAGTGCTTAGCATGTTGGCAGAGGGTCTTTCTCAGAGGGTGGTTGCAGAAAGGTTCGGAGTGAGTCATGCAACCATAGGGTATGTGGCAAGGGACCAATCATGGAAATCGGTAGATTGCCAGCGCGATCCTGCCGGCAGATTGCGGCCAGGATATACACGAAAAGCAACCATCTGTATCTGTGGACAAGTTTTTGCTTCTCCGCAAAGGATGGGGCGACATCTCAAGCGCAGTCGCTGCGGGGTAGAAGGGGAGTGACCACCGCCAAGGACCCAGCAAGAACTCCCCAGCGCACCTACGAGGATCGGCGGAAATCAGCGCAGGACGCGTGCAGAAAAGAACCGTGCCACAGCGCGGGGGATTACCCCAAGTGCGTGTGGTGCTATTGGGAGAAAAGGAGGAAGTGATAATGGCGCATGATATGGGGTTATTGGGTGACATAGGAGGCTTGCGCATATTTGTGAGTGAGCTTTGCACAGAGGCCGAAGAATACGAGGTGGTAGTGCAGCTTTCCTTCCGCCAAAGGTGGATAGAACCGCTGCTGCACGGAATAACGATGCCTTTTGAGCCGTGGGTAAAAACGCGCACCGAAACCCGCCGCAGAAATGTACCGTTAAAGAAAGTGATACAGACCCCGCAGGGTTTGCTGATGCACCCCGCCATGAAGGATGAGTTATTACGGGCGCTTTTGTGACCGCGCCCCCACAATGGAAGGTCAAGCCGTGGCGGTGCAAAGCCTATGGCCTATACGTCCGCACATTGCCGTGCGCTCTCACCGGTCACCGCGCCACTGAATGGATGGCAGTAGACCCACACCACGAAGAAAGGCCAGGGCATTCTGGCACCGGGACCAAAGCTTGCGACTCGCGGCAGATCCCAATACGGCACGATTTACACGTGCTGATGGAGTCGCCGGGGAACAGCAGGGCGGCGGTGTACGCAAGGTATGGCAAAGACCCTGAAGAGATTATCGGGCAGACGCAGGAGGAGTGGGCGAGGAGAGGAAACAGCAAAGCATGGGAAGCAGTAACCGGCTAAGGTCGGTAAACTAGTTGTCATAGGGAGGAATAAAATGGAAATGGTTATTTTGTTTTTGAAACTGTTGGCAGGGCATTTTGTGGCAGATTACCCTTTGCAGTCGGATTTCATAGCCAATGGCAAGAAGCGCCCCGGCCTGTATGGGGTGCCGTGGTATTACACCTTGTCTGGCCACGCGGCAACCCACGCCGTGGCTGTGTATCTTGTCACTGGCAGCATGGTGCCATCTCTAGTCGAGTTTGCGGCGCACTTTGTTATAGACACGCTGAAGTGTGAAAAGCTGATAGGGATACACACTGACCAGTGGCTGCACATTGGGTGCAAAGCGGCGTTTGCGCTGTTTATCACACTTGCTTAGGTGGGTGGCTATGGGCAAGGAAAGGGGGTGGGAGGATGGCGCTGTTTTGTGAGTTGTTGGCGTACGTGTGGTTTGCCTTTGGAACATGGGCGTTGTCACAGCAGACAGACGCTTTACTTTGTGCAACCGGCGTATTTCACATGGCTGTAGGTGCAATGTGGGTAGCAAAGTGGTCAGAGTTGGGGGAGTGGAGAGCCTAGGGGCCACGCGCCCCTTTTCTTTTATCTTGCATCCCTCATTAGCAAGTGGTAGACTCCGCGCCAAGCTATGGCCCCTCCTCCGTGGCTTCCTTCAGCCGGTACGGGTTAGACCGGCACCTTTAATATCAAGGGGGCAGCATGGCAGGGAAGAAAAAGGACACCACGGAAGCTGTGATAAGGCCACTCACCGATAAGGAGGAGTGGCTTTGTCGTGAGTTCGTGTCCGATGCGGGGGAGAATCAGACAAAGGCGTACATGAGGGTCTACAAGGGCTGTACGTATGAATCCGGCAGAGTGTTGGCGTCCAAAGCTTTCGCAGATGTTAACATCCGTCAAAGAATTGACGAGTTGAGGCTTGAGCGCAACAAGCGCCTTGAGATCACCGCCGACAAGGTATTGGCAGGTATTGCCAAGCTTGCCTTTTACGACTCCCGCGACTTCTTTGATGATAACGGCAAGCTGAAACCCCTTAGCGAGTTGGACCCCGACCATGCAGACGTGATTGCAGGGCTTGAAACCTTCCACAAGGTGACAGGGGACGAGTCAGACGAGGTAGCGATCACTACGAAGATCAAGCTTGCCGATAGGGGCCAGAACCTTGAGCGGCTGGGGAAATATCTTAAGCTATTTACGGATAAGATGGAACTAGGCGGGGTGGACGGCAAAGACCTTAACCTCACCGTGTCGTTTGTAAAGCCCGATGTCGGTTAACGCGCAATTTCCCGACAAGCTCTCGTTCCTTTTCGACTCTGTACGCTACAAGGTGGCAAGAGGCGGCAGGGGGTCGGGAAAAAGTTGGAGTTTTGCAAGAGCTTTGCTTATCCAGGCAGCATCGCAACCCCTCCTAGTCCTCTGCACCCGCGAGGTGCAGAAGTCGATAAAAGATTCCGTTCACAAGCTACTTAGCGACCAGATACAGGCGCTGGGCCTTGGTAGTTTCTACACTGTCCTCGAAACAGAAATAAGGGGCCGCAACGGCTCAAAGTTCATCTTTGCCGGTCTTTCTCAGCAGACGGTGGAGAGCATCAAGTCTCTAGAGGGCTGCGACCGCGTATGGTGTGAAGAAGCCCAAGCGATCACTAAGCGGTCATGGGATGTGCTGATACCGACTATCCGCAAAGACGGCTCAGAGATATGGATCAGTTACAACCCCGAGTTAGAGACGGACGAAACGCACCAGCGGTTCACGGTGAACCCGCCCGAAGATTGCGTTTCGGTGTTGGTGAATTACCTTGACAATCCATGGTTCCCCGAAGTGCTGGAGAAGGAGCGCAAGCGGTGTCAGGAGAAAGACCCGATAGCCTACCCGAACATATGGGAGGGGAAGTGCAAGCCGGCAGTTGAGGGCGCGATCTACTACAACGAGGTGGCAAAGGCTGAGTTGAACGGCCAAATTTGCAATGTGCCATATGACCCACTTCTAAAGGTGCATGTGGTGTTCGACCTTGGGTGGAACGACAGCATGAGCATTAGCCTTGTGCAAAAGATACGTTCAGAGGTCCGCGTCATTGAGTACATTGAGGACAGCCACAGGACGCTTGACGATTACTCCGCAGACTTGAAGCTGAAGCGGTACAACTGGGGCAAGGTGTGGTTGCCTCATGACGGGTTTAGCCGGGATTTCAAAAGCGGTAAGAGTTCCGAAGAGATCCTTAAAAAGCTAGGGTGGGACGTGGCAAGCCGTGAGCTTATCGTGGAAATGGGGCTGGAAGAGGGCATAAAGGCAACGCGCACCACTTTCGGCCAGGTCTACTTTGACAAGAACAAGACCACACGCCTTATCGAGTGCTTGAAGCGTTACCGTCGCGCTATCAACCAGACAACAAGGGAAGCAGGCGCACCGTTACATGATGAGTTTTCGCATGGTGCTGATAATTTTCGATATATCTGCATAAACGCAGAGAAGATGACCAACGACACCGTAGATCATAAGCCATTGCCCCTTCCCCGGCTCGGCTGCGTATAGGAGATCTCATGGACGTTTCAAAGCTCAACAAGGACGACATCACCACCAAGTGCATCGGCTACTTACGGGACTACAGTGCGGATATGTCCGAACTCCAAACGGCAAGGGAACGGGCGCTTAAATCCTATATGTCGCAGCCATACGGCAACGAGGTAGAAGGACGCTCCCAGGTGGTTATGTCGGACGTGTTCAACACTGTTGAGTCGCTGATGCCGTCGCTGATGCGGATATTCGCAGGGTCTGCCGATGTTGTCCAGGTTGAGGGGCAAGGCGAGGGAGACGACCAGAAGGCGCAGCTCATGGGGGAGTTGCTGAACTACCAGAGCCGCAAATGCTTCAACTCCTTTACCGTGTTCCACGATTGGTTTAAAGACGCGCTCATGTATAAGCTTGGCGTGGTCAAATACTACTGGCAGAAGGAAACCACCTACAAGGCGAAGGAGTACAAAGGGCTGACACCGGAAGAGCACGCCGCGCTGTCTGCATCCGAAGAGTTTGAGGTGGACAAGGCAGAAGGCGATGACGTTACCGGCTACAACGTCAAAGGCAAGGTGAAGACCACCACAAGTAAGCCGATGGTGGAGGTGTTGCCACCCGAAGAGTTCATTTTTGACGTGAGGGCCAAAGACCTCAAAGACTCCTTCTGCGCTCATAAGAAAAAGGTCCACCGCCAGACGCTCAAAAAATACGGTGTCAAAAGCGCGGATGTGGCCGATACCATCACCGAAATGAGCGGCGAAAACTTGGAGAACGAGCGTTTCCGCGACCTTGGTGGCAAGAACTTCCTTGTTGACGAGGACGACGAGAACTTTGTCTACATCTACGAGTGCTATTACAACGAGTACGAGGACGGCGAACCTGTACCAGTCAAGGCTGTTGTGATGGGCAATAAGGTCATTGACCTTGAGGAAAACAAATACGGCAAGCCGCCCTTCCGTGAACTGTCGGCGATTCGCTTGACTCACCGCGTAGTCGGTCGATCCTTTGCCGACTTGGTGGAAGAGATTCAAAAGCTCAAGACGGCCCTTGTACGGTATATTCTCGATAACATCTATTACCAGAACAATGCGCAGCGGGTAGTCAACCCGTACAAGATCAACATTGACGACCTGTTTACACAAAACGTGCCGGGAGGGACGGTCAGGACGCTGGACATAAACACCCCCGTTGGCGATGCAATCATGAACGTGCCGACAGCCCCCCTTCCCCCGCAGGTTTTCGGGTTTCTCGATTACGCGGACGGCTCCATACTGGAGAACCGCACCGGAGTCACGCGGTACAACCAGGGGCTTGACTCCGATAGCCTGAACAAGACCGCCACGGGCATCAGCCAGATCATGTCGGCATCGCAGCAACGCATCGAGTTGATAGCGCGGCTGTTTGCTGAAACCGGCGTTAAGGGGCTATACGAAGACTTGGTACATATGAACCTGGACTTCTTCGATATGGCGACTTCCATCAAGATCAACGAGGAATGGCAGACCATAAACCCCGAAGACATCGACGGGCGGTATGACATCAACATTGACGTGGGCATAGGCACCGGCACCAAGGAAATGATTGTCCAGCAGCTCATGACCATGCTGCAACTGTACCTCAACGGGCTGATTCAGGTGGGCGTGGTCACACCGGAAAATGTGTCCGAGATGGTCAAGGCTATATGGGAAAACATGGGCTTCAAAAATGCTTCTAAGTTCGTGCAGAGCGGCAAGGAGGGTGAAGACCCCAATGCACCGCCGCAACAGCCGCAGGAAGATCCCATGCAAGCAATGCAAGCGCAAATGCAAATGATTGCTGCCCAGTTAGAAATGCAGAAAAAACAGGCCGAGATAAACAAGATAGAAACCGCTGCCATACTCGATCTTGCAAAAGCCGAAGCCGCAGAAATGGGGCAGCAGTTGGCAGAATACAAAGCAACGTTCGATATGTTGAACGCGGCACAGCAGACAGAGCAACAGCCTATGGCGCAGGAGGGTATGTAATGGGGCTGACAGACATATTTAAGCGCAAGCAACAGTGTATCAAGGAGATAGAGCTATCAGCGGAGGCCAAGGTGATACTTGATTCCCCCCTGGTGCAGGACTTCTTTGCCAAGGCAGAGGCCGCAGCTTATGAGAGGTGGAGAGCTACACCGGACGAGGCGGTAGACGTGAGAGAGCGTCTGTACGCATTAGACGGGATGCTCCGCAACTTTAAGCAGTATTTCATCGGATTCATTGCCAACGGGCAGTTTGCAGAGCGGCAGCTTGAGGAAATTATCAAGGGTGAAGAGTTGCAAAGCAAAAAGCATTGACATAAGGCGCTAATGAGTGTAATTGATGCACTCAACAGATTCCTTTTTTTACACAGTGATGCCGACTAACGGGCAATGGTGATGCCGACCCACGGGCAAGGAGACAGAGATGGAAGACGAGTATGTAGAAGAGTTGGACGCGGAGCAGGAAGAGGCTGAAACACCCGAACAGGAACAGCCGGAGACAGAGGCAGAAGAGGCTGAGGTTGACGCGGAGCAGGAAGAGGCCGAGACAACCAGCAAAAACCCTGTCATTCCCCGCAAGGCGTACCAGGCAGAGAAAGAGAAGCGCCAAGGGCTTGAAAAGCGTTTACAGGAGATGGAGCAACAGCTTGCGGCAACAAAAAACGCCCCCATCTCGCAGAAGCAACCGGAAACCATCGAGGAACTGTTTGACGTTAACCCTGATGCCGCTCTTTCCCACATCGACCAGCAAATAAGGGCGGCAAAGGACGCTTACGACGTTGACGCCGAGCAGCGGTACAAAGACCTCAAGGTGGATCTGGTGGCAAGGGGGCTTAGAAGCCAGCACCAGCGGCAGAGCCAAGAAACGCTCACCTCAAAGATCAACAGCGAGATTTACAAGTCAATCCCCGACTTTGACACCAAGAAAACCGCGCTTGTCGCGCTTGCCGTCGAATACGGGTTGACCGAACAGGAAGCCGCCCAGGTGATGGACCCCACTGTAGTGGGCGACACCGCCGCCCGCATGGCAAAAATGCTAAACAAGGTACACGCGGTTGTCAACGCAGGGAAGACCGCTAAAACCAAAGAGGTGAAGCAGCCGAACCGAACTGAACCGGCTGGGGCAGGTGGTTTCAGCAACAACAACCAACCAACAAAACTACTCAACAGAGCAAAGGAAAGCGGCAATCTTGACGATTGGGCGTCCTTGCTCGGATAAAGGAGCAGACCATGACCGTCGCAGCGGATACCTTTAAAACCTATGAGAGCATCGGCAATAGGGAAGACCTGTCCGATGTAATTACCAACATTTCCCCCGTTGATACCATCTTCTACAGCCAGCTTTCCGAAGATGGCGCAAAGGCTACCACCAAAGAGTGGCAGACTGACAGCCTCGCCGCCGCTGGCGAGAATGCACAGCTTGAGGGTGACACCACGGCCAACGTCGCCGCGACCCCCACCGTACGCCTCAACAACACCATGCAGATCCAGAAGAAGCAGCTCAGCGTTTCCGGCACACAGGAAGCCGTCGCGAAATCCGGTGGTGCCGCTGGCCGTCCTTCCGAGCTTGGCTACCAGACCGCAAAGAAAGCCAAGGAACTGGCAAAGGATATCGAATACGCATTCCTGCGCGGTGTACAGGTTGCCGGCGACGCCGCTACTGCACGCAAGATGAAAGGGGCGCTGAACTGGACCACTACCAACCTTGACAAGGCCGGCGACGCGACCCTCAACGCAGACGGTACCGTAACCGGTGGCACAGCCCGCGACCTGTCGGAAACGCTCATCCAGAACGTCCGCCAAAACATCTTCACCGCTGGCGGCGACCCCAAAGTGGTTCTTTGCGGCCCCTTCCAGAAGCGCGGCTTCTCGGCCTTTGCCGGGACCAGTAACTACCGCCGCCCCATCGAGGAAAAGAAACTGACCAACACCGTGGACGTCTACGTTGACGATTACGGGATGCTGTCCATCAAGCCTCACCGCAACATGCCCACCGATGTGGTTTTTATCCCCGACATGGCCTACTGGAAAAAGGCAACTCTCCGCGCCGTCAAACGTGAGGAGCTGGCCAAAGCCGGTGATGCTACCATCTATCACCTCATCGGTGAGCACACCTGCGTTGCCAAAGCAGAAAACGCCTCGGGCAGGATCACCAACCTTACCACCGCCTAACAAGGGGGGGGCTACGGCCCCTCTCTTTTTAAAGGAGACCGTATGAAAACGATTCTCTCTGTCCTTTTCCTCCTGGCTTTTGCCACTTCCGCATTTGCAGCTGGTTCCGGCGGCACCGCATTTGCCATCTACTCGGCGGCTTCGGGTGCAGTCAAGACTTCGGACGCGTTCAAAGTCAATGGGTACAAGACCAAAACCATGACCGTTTCTGGCGTCACCCTGGGAAGCAACGCATCTTCCATCACCTACAAAAACATGTCGGGTACGGTCGTGGCTCAGTGTGCGCCGACATCCACCGGACCGTGGTCTACTTGCATCGCAGGGGATTACGCACAGACCGCCGCATCGCTGACTGCCAACAATCAGTTTACCTGGTCCGATGCCGTTGCCTATGTGCGGCTCAAATGGACCGCATCAACCACCGGCCAAAAGATCAAGGCTTGGTTCAACTGGACCGAAAACTAACGCATCGGGGGCTTAACGGCCCCCTTTGTTCATGAGGTGAACGGTTGAGCGACCTGATACTTACCGGGGTTCATAACGTAGATGACAAGCTGGTGATTCAGCACACCCAGAACATTGCCAGTGTGCTGGAAGCCAACTATGAGACCCGCAAATACACTGATGAAATCTGGGGTGGACGGCAGACCGTCAAACCCGCCGCGACCATCGACTTAGCCACGTACCTAGAGTTGCAGCGTTCGGGCATCATGGACGACCCGCAATTGTTTTTTCAGTGGCTGGAACGCAACCCGCAATACAAGGTCGTCAACAAGACCTTCGCGCGTAATCTTCAAACCTTTTCAGGAGGCAAAAAGTGAGCAACCTTCAGGACCAGATCAACGCCATTTCCAACAAAACTAAGGTGAGGTTCTACAAGCCTTTGGACAACCAGGACGACAGGGTATCCCTTGCTGGCGAACCTGTGCAGCGCGACGAGGACGGGCGGCAGTTCTTTGCTATCCCCGCGCACCAGGCTGAATACCAGACCAAACTGCACCCGCACTATGAGGCGGGCGAGGTTTTCGTGGAGGAACCCAAAAGGGGGCCGGGGCGTCCGGCTAAAAGCGAATGACCACCAGTGGAACCACGGCATACGCGCCCAACCGGGCGCAGGTTATCCAAGACGCGCTGGAGATGTGCGGCTCGGACGTGTACGGCGAGAACGACCCCGCTGTGTTTGCATCGGCGGGGCGCAGTCTCAACACGCTCATCAAGGCGCTTAACGCCAACAAGACCGATGTTAACGTCATAGTGCGGACCACCTTTGACACCGCCGCAGGCACCGGCAGCTATGCCACGGACGCGCTAGGGGTTGACGGCATGACGGTCAACACGGCGGGTGGTGATTCTGTGGTGTCGCCTATCACCAAGCAGCAATACGATGCCAAGGTGGACAAGGCCGCGCAGGGCAGGCCGTCGCACTTCTACCACGATAAACAGGCGGGAGTACTTTACCTGCACCCTGTGCCGGATGCTGTTTATGAGGTGGTTTACGGCAAGGTGCGGCAGTACCAGGACATTGACGAACCGGAACAGACCTTTGATTTCCCTTCTTCGGCAATCGAGATGCTAACATTCGGTCTTGCTCACCGCTACGGGTTCAAGTCGGGCATGGATGCCAGGACACGGCAGGATCTGGAGCGGCAGTTTATCATCGCAGAAAAGAAATACCTCGTTGCCAACTCAGCTTACACCAAGGGGCAGCGCGCGACCTCTTGCATGGTGGTGTGAATATGACCATCCGCCCCCTTCCCATAGGCAAGGGCGTCACGCTTGACGTTGACGATACCACGGCCAAAGACGGCAGCGCCATATCCTTCATCAACGGCTATCTTGATCGCGGCGGGGCTTTCCGCACTGTGCCGGGGCATGAACTGTACGCAGATACCGGTGAAGGTGGGGCGAAGACGTGGGCTTTTTTCTGCACGAATCACACTCGGCTGTTCGTGGTAGCCGCTGGCAGGATCTGGCAGCAGACTGCACCCGATGCCGCACTGGAGGAGATAACTGGCGCTACGTTTGACGCTGATGCGATACCAACTTTTGCGGAGAATGGCGATAACGTGTTCTTTGCCGCTAACTCTAAGATACACAAGATTACCGGCCTCACGGCAGCAGATTTAGGTGCGACTTCCCCTGTGAACGTGACAAGCCTAGCGTATATCGGCGGGTATCTCATGGCAAAGGGTGACGATGCTTTGGGCGCGGTTGCCGGTGACACGCACTACAGCGATGACAAAGACAACAGCTACGCTACGTGGGAGGTCTACAACAACGAGTCCCGGCCCGACGCCTTGCAAGCCTTGATCGTCGCGTATGAGCAGATTTACAACATCGGCGCTCAGACGGTAGAGGTGTCATACATCGATGGCACTGTCCCGTTTTCAGTCAACAAGAATGCAAGCCAGCAGTTTGGTACTCCCGCCGCTGGTTCATGTGCGTTTGACGGTGAAAACATCTATTACATTTCGGTTGTGGCCGGTGCGCGTAAGGTTGTGCAGCTCAAGGGTGGCGGATCTCCCCAAATTGTTTCCTTCCCGGTGGACATCCCGATAGAGGCGTTTGAGCGGGTAGACGATGCTTTCGGCTTCATCATGGCCTTTCGGGGGCAGAACGGCTATGCAATCACTTTCCCGACCACTAACGCCGTGGTGGATGAACAGTTTTACGAGACGATCACCCTTTTCTACCATCTGCAAACCAAAGCCTGGATCATCCTTGGCAAATGGGATGCAACCAATGGCGTTTATGGCGCATACCGTGGCAATTCCTTTACCTACGCTGAGCCGTGGGGTTTGCGGCTGATTGGTGGGCGTGACGGCAAGATTTACAAACTGGTAGAGCCGAGCGAGACGGCAGAAGAGCCCGTATTCGTCCACAGGTGGCGCGACAACGGCAAGAAGGAGTGGAAGCCGGGGCGCACTATCAACTTAGGGCTAACAGGGCAGTACGGTACGTTTCCGGTCACTAGGCAGAACGGTCTATACCGCAGCCGCCAAAGCGAGTTCATTTACTCCGACCTTTCCGACGCTGGCGAGATATTCCGCGCAGCAGTGAGGACAGGACATATCACATGGGGCGCTGTCCACCGGCAGAAGCGGTGCAACTGCTACCGCTATGACGTGCGGAGAGGTAAGGCGGGATTCGTGCTAAACGGCGTGACTGAAGAATTTGAGGGGCAGAGCAACTAGGGAGGCAGTCATGGGACAGGAAGTAATTGCAGACAAGATAATTGACATGCTTATTGGAGAAGGGATGACCATTGACGGTGCAGCGGCGTTTTTGCGGGAATTGGCTGGCAAGATAATAGCCCCCGTCCACGCGGAGATGGATGCAATGGTTGCAAAGCCCTTGACCAAAGAGGCGTAAATGGCTGGAGAGAACCCCCAAACTACGCTGCCGCCCGTACCCAGAGAGCCGTTAATCGACTCACGCGGCGGCATGTCTTCTCAGTGGGAACGGTGGCTGCAACAGGTGCAGAGGGTGCTGTCTTTTTCAGGTGGCATAGCATGGGGGATCATCAACAAAGGCAGTTCAAAACTGTCGGACATAGAAAACCGCACCCATGCCATGTTGCAAAGTATCCTCGGATGGAGTTCCGGCACCGATACCACTCAGAACAAGCACATTTCCAACGCCGATGGAAAGGTTTGGCAGGATCACGTCGAAATTACCAATGGCAACCCACACGGCACCGACCATGCCATGTTGGACGGTCTTGAGGATGACGACCACACTCAATATCTGTTATTGGCCGGGAGGGCAGGTCAGAGGGCTGTAACACCACTGATTCTTGGCACGGAAACTGACAACACAACTTTTGAAGCAGACGGGACTGCTGTTTTCAACGGTGCGGCTACGGTCTGGAAAGACGTGATGTTTCCGATGGCCCCGCCAAAAACCACCGGAGCGGGGAATCCCACGCTTGTCACATACAACGGCAACCTTCGGGGCTACGCCTTTGCTGTTAACGATGTCCACGATTTCGACCCTCAAGAGCAGGAGCACGATTCGAAGGTAGGGTCTACAGCGACATTCCACATCCACTGGCTAAGTAGAAGCAATGACGCTTCAGATAGAACGGTTGGATGGGAATTGGAATACGATGTCGAGCCTGGAAGCGGGGCGCTTCCTGCAACCGTCACAGCAAGCATTGAGGCGGTCATTCCGGCAAACAGCGATGTTAACACGGTTCAGCGGACGGACATAACCACATTTACCGTTGTAGCCATTGCGCGGCTTGTAGGGGCAAGGATCAAGCGCGTAGCAAGCACCGGCACGGCCCCCTCCGTTGACCCCGTTTTAAGGGCTTTGCACTTTCACTATGAGCTGGATACTGTGGGCAGCAGACAGATATTGACCAAATAGAGGTGACACATGGGGCTTTTTGACGCGATTGACAGTTTTCTAGGGCTGTCCGGTAAAGACGATGCGCTGGAGCAAAACCAGAACGCAATTGATGCTCAAAAGGAAATGGCCGGTGCGTCTAACCAGACCATCCGGGACATGTACAGCACAGGTCGGCAAGACCAGATGCCGTTCATTACCCCCTCGCTCTCGGCTCTGCCTATGTACCAGTCTGCTATCCTGGGCGGGCCGGTCGAGTATTCCGACCCTCGCTATCAGCGAATTACATCTTTTGATCCCGACTACGCCGCCGCTATGTCGAGCGTGTACGGTGACAGGCCAGCCCAAAGCGGGAGCGTGTTTGCCAATCTGCGGAACCCTTCTGCACAAGGGACGCGGCCAACGCTACAACTGTACCGCGCCCCTGATGGATCGTACACTGACAAGCCGCCGCAGATGACCGCGCAATTCAACCTGCAAGAAGATCCCGGTTTTCAGTGGCGGAACAAGCAGCTTGATAGGTCGTTGCGTTCTCTCGGCAGAAACAACAGCACCTACGGGATGCAGGCAAAAGCCGACTTCGCCGGGAACGAGTATGACAGAGGCGTCAATCGCCTCGCCACTCTCGCAGGCTTTGGCAGCGGTACTAACAGCAACGTTGCGGCATCCGGTAATAACGCGGCGGGCCAGATTGCAGGGGTCAACACCAACGCAGCAAACTCCCTTGGCAACCTGTACACGGCAAGGGGCGGTCTGTATACCGACTATTCGCCACTGGCAATAGGGCTGGGCGCGGCATCGGCTGGCGCAGCTTATGGGGGGACGCCTAGATGACAGCACTAGACAGAGGATTTGACCGTCTTGCTAACATTCTTATGCAAAATCGGCAAATGCAAGCGCAAGCGCAGCAGCAGGAGCGGGGCAACCGCCTTGCCGATCTGCAATACAAGCAGCTTCAGCGCGAGGACGACTACCAGACCGGTTTGCAGGGGGCAATGTCTAACCCCAAGGGGCCGGTGTCCACCACAAGCGTGATTCCTGAAAGCCCGCGTCTCGGTCTGTCCATGTTGGCGGGACAAGCGCAGCCCCAGCAGTTTCAATTGGCGCAGGTTCAATCTTCCCCCATAGTGGCCGCTTACCGTGACGGCAGGGTGCAGACCACGACCACACCGGGACAGACCCGAGCGCAGGCGGGGGCGGAATATGCGCTATCGCAGGGCAGGATTGATGATGCTGTCAAAATGTTCAGCGTCGATGATGCTGTAGCACAGCTCCAGGCCAAGGGAGATTTGCAAGGGTATTACAAGGCAAAGCAGGAACTCGACCAAGGGAAGCAGTTTTTTGAAACCGTCAAGCCCTACACAAAAAACCCCGCCGCCATGAAGCAGCTTTGGCCGCAGATACAGCGCATGTTCCCCAACCAGACGGCGGGGATCAATCCAGAGGACATTCAAGACCGTGAAGGGGCGACCTTCATGCCGCTTGAGGTTAACGGGCAGATCATCCCCAACCGCGCCGTATACCACGACGCAGACGGCAGCATTAAGATTGTGGACACCACGCCAAAGGAACAGCCCGAAACGTGGGGCACGCCAGAACTCATGACCGTGGGCGGGAAAAAGGCGATGGTGCAGAAAAGCAGCCGGGGGCAGGTTAGGCCGGTGTTGCAGGATAACAGCACGACCGTCAAAGTGACCACAGGGGAGAAGAAGGAGCGGGACTTGCCAACCGGCATACAGGACAAGCTTTCGCAAAAACTGGAAATCTACAATGATTGGTCAACCCTCAAAACCGGCTTCAAGCCTGAGTATATGCCAAAGACGGCGTTTAAGAATATCGGGGAGTTTCAGATCAACCTCAACAAGATTTTTGGCAACAATCAGGCGGCTGTTGATTGGTGGACACAGTACTTTGACGCCCGCAACATCATCCTCAAAGAGCGGTCTGGCGCGGCAGTTATGGAGCCAGAGTTCAAGCGGTTTGAGCAGGGGACTATTGCGGCCAACACCAACCCGCAATCCGTCATCAACTACCTTGACCGCAGCGAGAAAAAGTACAAGCAGCATGTGGACTCTTACCTTGAAGCCAATAGAAAGAACCACCCCGAAGCTGTGAGCGCGTTTGAAACCGCATACGGTTATACACCAACAAAGGCTAAGGCGTCTCCCCCTCCTGCCTCACCATCTGGCCCTAAACCCGGCTCAGTGGTTGATGGTTACAGGTTTAAAGGTGGCAACCCAGCCGATAAAGCCAACTGGATGAAGGTGAAACGCTAATGGGCGGGCCTTGGGAAAAATACGCTGACACAGCCCCCAAAAAGCCGTGGGAGGCATACGCGGCAACCGGCACCCCCTCCTACGACAACCGCGTGACCGACAGATCGGAGATAGAGCGCAAGCGGCGGGAGTTTGTGCAAGGGACAGGGGAACTAGAGACGCGGGTGAAGGATGTAGCCAACCAAGCGTTTAACCCCAACGTGCAGATTCCCGCAGCGGACGGAGTGGGCGACTTCATGGGCCGCGTTCTGCCGCAGTCGATAACCCAGCTCGGCCCGAAGATGGTTAAGGGCGTCTATGAGGGCATCAAGGGGCAGACAGACCCGCTTGTAAGGTCGCTGTCCTCTTTGCAGCCGCAGGGCTTGCCGGGGCCACAGATGGAGCGCAACGCGGGGCAGACGGTGCGGGGACTTGCAGAGGCAATGACGGCCCCCACCGGCTTGATGGGCGCAGACCGTGCTAAGGAGGCGTGGCTCACCGACCCTGCGGGGAGTGCGCTTGCTGTTGCGCCTACTCTCAAGGCGCTGGGGAGTGGTGTTAAGGCGCTTCCAAAACCCAAAGGGTCAACTTTGGAAGGTGTTATAGACACCGGCATAAACAAAGGCATACGCCCCGGCATCGAGGGCAACCGCACGTTTGCGCAGTCCACGCAGTACCACAAGAGAGCACAGCAAGCGGTTAAAACTATCATAGATAACCACGCTCAAGGCGCGTTGAAGTTGACCGATGAATTTGGGGAAGTACAGCCGGGGTTACCCAAGAACTTGAGGCAGTTTAGCCAAGCCATTGACCAATCTAAGCGCAACGTCTACGAGCAATATAACCAAATGGCGGTGCAATCCGGCGAAGCTGGGGCAGTTGTGGATCTTTCCCCCATACCGGCAGAATTGATGACGGTAGCCAACAACCGCGCCTTGCAAAAAGCTGCTCCAGACGTTGCGGCATATGCCAGAAAACGAGCAGAGGCGTTTAGCGGCGGCAATGCTGTAACGGATGGTGTCACCTCGCGCAGGGCTAACACGTTCACGGCTCAGGAGGCCCAAGAAGCGATAGCGATGTACAACCAGAGTTTGGAAGCGTTCAACAAAAACCCCTCTTATGACACAGCTTCTCGCGCTTACATTGATTCTTTGGTGGTCAACAACCTACGGAAAGGGCTTGACGCTTCCATAGAGAAAGCCACGGGGCCGGGATACCAAGCGTTGAAAAATCAATACGGCGCACTCAAGACTATAGAGAAAGATGTTTCTCGCCGCGCCATTGTTGACGCTAGGAAAAACCCAAAGGGGCTGCTTGACTTTTCGGATGTGTTCAGCGGTGGGCAGGTTGTTAGCGGCCTTATCAGCATGAACCCTGCGACTGTTGGAACCGGCATTGCATCAAAGGTCATTGCCAACTTTTACAAGCGGCTGAACGATCCTAACAAGATTGTTGGCAAGATGTTCGACCGCGCTGGGAAGATGTACACGCCAAAGCAAAGGGCCGAGATGCAAGCACCTACACCGCAAGCGCCGCAAAGCGTGGTCAATCCTATGGCCGGTAAGGTTAACACGGGTGGCATCACTCAGCCGGGGCCAGTGGTCAGACGCTCAGACATGGGTGTCAATCAAGGTGGCATTGTACAGCCGGGGCCAGTGGTTCAGCGCATGGCGGGGATTAACAGTGGGAACCTAGACGCGCCAGCCCGCAACCAGTCTAGCTTTAACTTGCTTAAATCGGCATCGGTTACTGCTAAACAGCCAGTGTCCACTTGGCGGGAGTTTGTAGGCTCAAAAATGAGCCAATATATGAAAGAAGAAGGGTCACACGGCGCGGCAATGAAACGTCTTGGTAAAGAATGGAAAGAGCGTAACTGACATAGGGCAAGTCTGTCATTGAATAACTGCGTATTTTAATGTATTTTGCACCCCAACCCAGAAAGGAGACATACCATGATGAAGATGCCGAAGGGAAAGCCGATCAAAGGAAAGCCGCCTGTTAAAAAGGGTGAAAAGAAGGGCTGTAAGTAATGCCAGCGCCCGACTACAGTTGGGTAGCCAACCCCGATGTGATAACCTCGGCTATCCAACTGCTAGCCGCCGCTGTAGCGGGCGCGGCGGCTCTTTTGGGGGCAGTACTCACCTTACTCGGCGGTGTCTTGGCGTGGATATGGAACAAGACCGATAGCAAAATTGACCGGATAGCCACAAGTTTGGAGGCGTTGACGCTCACTACGTCAACTGAACTTGCTACCATAAAAGCCAAATGTGAAGCTAATCACCCCTCTTAACCACCCCTTTTGCCGGAGAACACCGGCCAAGGAGACATAATGAACCGCTTTCTCGCCTATGTCCTTATAGCCGCCTTTCTCACGGCTTGCGGATCTCCCCAACCGGCCAACGCTGCGACAAACGCGCAGTCCATTCAGTTCCTTCTATCCCAAGTCCGGCAGGTATCCGGCCCCCTCTCTGGTGGCAAGGTTTACGCATACGCCGCTGGCACCACCACCCCAAAGACGATATGGACCGATAGGGGCAAAACCACCCCCGCCGCGAATCCCTACACGCTGGACAGCAACGGGACGGCCCAGCTTTACGGTGATGGACTCTACCGCTTTGTCATCAAGACTTCCACCGGCGTTACCGTCTACGACCGCGACAATATCAGCATCAGGGACGCTCTGACCTACGGCATCCCCGCCGAGGATTACGCGACTCTTGCCCTTGCCGACGCTGCCGCTGTCTCCGCTGGCGCGCAACTGGTGATTTCCACCGTCTACACCACCGTCCCGGCTACGCTGTCTGCCCCAGCTGTTAAGATCCTCCCCGGTGGCAAACTCAACGGCTCCGGCAGCGTGGCTATCACGGGACCGTTTGAGGGGGTAGATGGCTGTTTTGGGACAAACCAGACCGTTACAGGGCTGAAAGAGGCGCGCCCTGAGTGGTGGGGGTATGACGTTAAAAAGGCCGCTGATTCCACAGACACCTCCAATGATATCTATACTGGCGGGAAGGTTTCAATCGGGACTGGCAATCACGCGGTCAATAGCACGGTGCAAATAGACAACGACTCCATTTACAATATTTTGGGGGTGACTTTAGAAGGAACAGGGAAGCAAGCTGCAACACTTTCATTTGCCGGTCAACCCGCTGGGCAGAATGGGGTGGAGTATATCAGCCCGATCTTTGCAGGCATAAACGATTTAGGTGTAAGGGAATCCAAAGGTGCTGGGGTTCGACTCGTAGGCTATAACACCAACCCTTCTAATCCGAGTTGGAATCATTTCAACATGGATAGAGTTAGATCCAGTTTCAACACCGGAGCCGGTGTGGATGCGGATCGTGGCTTCATGGGCAGCTTTAACCAGGTTTTCACGTCACACAATGGGGGCGGAGGGTTTAAGTTCAACGGATTTCATACCTCCCTGCACTTGAACAACAGCTATGCCGCCAGCAACACGGGTAACGGATACACTCTGCTTGACACGACCTATTCGGTTTTGAGCGCGTGTGCTGCCGACACAAACAGTCAACACGGTTACAAAATCTCAAAAAGCTCAACCATAGTCATGAATGGTAGCGGGGCAGAGAGCAATGGTCGTTCTGCTGTAGCGGTGGAGTCGAGCACAGCCCTTGGTCAAAACTACCCGGTTACAATCAACGGGTTACTGGCGTTCAATAATAACACTGCCAATGCGGGTTATCCCAATGCAATATGGGTAAAGGCCTCCGATTCCGTACCTAGCGTGGTCCTAGCTAAAGGGTGTCGCTCACACAGTCCGGCAAACCCGACAGTAGACGCTTTGGTTGACGGGGTTGGAGCTTACTTGGTAGACGAGTACAACTCGTTTCCAAATGGCGTGACTTCGGCTAACGGCGGCTATATACACCACGTCCCGTTGACCAAGTACATTCACGGCTTATCTGTCACGGGTGCAACAACGGTATGTACTCTGAAAAGCCCGCAAAACCAGACCGGAACTTTCGGCGGTGAAGTGCTGATCTTGGCTCGTAACAATGCCGCCAATAGTAACACGGGAAATACGGCATTATATAAATTGTTGGTCAATCGAGGGGCAGGCGGCGACCAAGTAGTTTTGATGGCGAGCACAGGACTGGTCAGCGGCGCAGGTGCATCATTTCCAAGTTTTACCTGGACACTATCGGCAAACGCCTTGGTTGCCACGCCGATAGGATCAACGTCTGGCACCTTTTACTTTGAGATTTTAACGCAAGGATTTGTGAAGACAGAGTAGTTACTACAGAAGAAAATTCAGAAGTGAAGCTAAAGAGAAGCGACCGGGCCGTACTGGCATACGGCCCAGCCATCCAACCCACAGAAGTAGCCTGTGAGCCAGACCAAGGCTTCTCACTCTGATCAGACGATTGACATAGACGTGCAGTTTGACGGTCAGATTTCGCTCAAATAAAAACTACGGAGCGTAAACATGGCAAGATACGCGCAGAGCATAGATTTCATACTGGCACAGGTTCGCACCCTATCCGGGCCGGTTGTGGGTGGTCAGGCGTTCTTTTACGCCGCTGGCACGACAACGCCAAAGACCATCTGGCTTGACCGTGGCAAGACCACTGAAGCCGCCAACCCTTACACGCTGGGGGCGAATGCCACGGCGCAGCTATTTGGTGACGGTCTTTACAGGGTGGTGCTGACCTATCCGCCAACTATCATACCTGGACAAGACCCGATACCGGGCGCGACAATCCCTGGTGGAGACATCGACAACATTGCGTTTAAGGACGCTTCCGGACTTGCCTATGACGTGGCAGATTACGCTTCCCTTGCGGCGGCATGTGCTGCGCTCAATGGCACCGGCGCGACGCTCCAATACAGCACTGACCAGACGCTAGCCGCAAACCTCACCACAGACGTTGAACTTGTGCCGGTTAACGGCGCGGTTATTAATCATGGCGCGTATACCATAACCTACTCCGGCACCCCGGCGCGGTGGCCGTTGGCTAAAATCTTCAACGGTACGGGGGCCATTTCAGGGCCGAAACATGTTTACCCTGAGTGGTTTGGTGCGGTGGCCGAGGACGCCTTGGTTAGTATAAGCAAAGCTATTGCAGTGGTGGCCAACGGCGGGGCCGTAGAGCTCACGGCTGGCAACTATCCGATTTCCGCAGTCATAGACTTCCCCGAAACCAGTACAAAGGTCAAATTGTTCTCTAAAACGGGTTCCGCAATAACCGTTGCAGGGACACACGATTGCATCGACCTAACGGCGCAAAATGAAAACTATGGTGGGCACACTCTTGAAGGGCTGACGCTTACCGGGCCTAACAACTACTACGCTGGACAGATGACTATAAGCCAAGGGTCCGGCGTAAGAATGCAGAGGGCAGCGGGTGACACTACCAACGTAAATACCGCGTACAACACGGTAATCCGAGACTGTGTTATTCAAGGGTTTAAGCAAGGGCTTAGATTGCGCAGCGCAATAAAGGTCCACGTCGAAGGGAAAACGTTTCTTAGGTTTAACCGTTACGGGGTGCTTTTTGACGGCGGTGCAGCAAATGCAAACAACTTCAATGGTGTGACTATCAGCATGAATGACCTAGCTGGCGTTCAGTCTGCCGGGACCACCGGAGGAACGCTTACAGACGCATCTAGTAACGTTTTTAGTGGTTGTCTGCTGGAAAGCAACCACGCTTACGGTGCAACAGGCGGGATAGCCATATACCTAAACCGCTCTTATGATTTTGTTTTTGATGGATGCTACACGGAGGACCATCAATACAGCGTCTATTTAACCAATGGGGCAAGCGGAAACAAATTTATAAATCAGCGCACAAATAAAGGCCCCGCAGGTCTTGATGGAATTCTAATTTCTGGTGCTCTTTGCTTTGGTAATATTTTCCAAGGATGTAAAGCTGCGGGCTCAACTATCACTGATTCTAACGTAGAAATAGATTCTGCGGATTCGCTGTATAACCAGTTTCTTGACTGCGAAGGTTTCAACTTCAACCCCGCCGTTGTACTAAGAATGCCATACATACGCAACATGAGACCCAATGCAGCATCACAAGGAGGTGTTGGAATAATTTCGATGCCTCCGCATGGGTTTGTTGACAACGTTATCGAAGGGGTGGGAGCAGCACAACTTGAGGGGATCGGAACGGCGACTGCGACTCTTCATTGTAGAGGAATGGGGGAACTTACCCTCGGCGCGGTGGTTGCTGCTGCCGGGTCTAACACAACCATAACGACGCTTGAAGGTTTGACACCTCACTCCATCCTTGTTTTGTGGAATTATCAGACAACCCGCACGGTCACAATAAAACACACTTCAGGGACCGGCAATATTGTTCTCAAACCGACTCTATCTCCAACAATATCTGTAAACGACGTTACGCATACGGGAACGCTCGCATACACCGCAGATGCAGTAATGTCACAGTATGGGCAGATGATTGTTTTCTATGTGACCGCTTACGGTAGGGCGTATGAAATTGGCCGCAACTTTTAAGGAGGCCCCATGAGCAAGTTAACCGGCATATTTGCCAACACTGACCAAAACGGGCGGGTGATATGAGCCGAATAGAAACGCTAGAGCCGGACTTTCGGCCCCAAGTTGAGGAGTTGATTAAGCGCACCGAAGCCGCAACCAACCGGCGATGGGGCATTAGTGACGCAAAGCGCACAATGGCTCAACAGCGGGCGATATTTGCACAGGGCAGGACTACCCCCGGCAAGGTGGTCTCCAACGCCAAGCCGGGGCAATCTGCGCACAATTTTGGCTATGCGGTGGACCTGTGGCCGATGAAAGCAGACGGCAAGAATTTTGATTGGGGGGCTAGCCGTAAGTTGTTTGACCAGATGGGGGCCATTGCGGAGTCGTTGGGCTTGGAGTGGGGTGGGCATTTCAAAAGCATCTTAGATTTACCTCATGTGCAGGCTGGGAAGTGGCGGGAGCGGCAAGCAATGTGGAAAAGAGGGGAGATTAACATTGCGTAGGGCGCTCATTTCATTGGCCCTTTTTCTCCCCGGCTGCGTTGGCCTCGGCGCCCGTGAATCCTCCGTAATGGCCCCTAACGGCCAAATTTACCGCATCCGGTGTCAGAGCGACGGCGTGGTGGACTACAGGGACACGGCGGTGCAGATCAAGGTGGACAATCGGGGGCCGCTTGGCACAGTGTGGGCTGTCGGCGTGGCGAGTCTTGGGAAGGTTTACGACAAGGTAAAGGGCGAGGAGGTGGCAAAATGAGCCGCTACTGTTCCTACATCATGGGGCAATGCCCCACAAACACCGTGCAAGAGTGCGCCAAACGTAACCCTGTGGAGTGCCGGAACTGTCGGCAGAAGAATGAGGCCGCGCAAAGGGAGGTGGCGAGTGATATTGACATGCGCCAAGTTATGTCTTGACAGTTACGACGACTCCGCACAGGGCTTTGTCACAGTTGGCGATCTTAGGTACGGAGTGTTCCCCACTGAGCATGGAACCATTGTTGCCATACGCGGTACGGCAAATCTTGATAACTGGCTGACTGACGCCCACGCTTTCCCGGCGAGGTCATGCGGTGGGTATTTGGCCCACAAAGGGTTTATCCGCGCATTCCGAGAACTTTGCACCGGTGGTATGCCAACCATCAGAGGCGGCAACGTGATAGCTACCGGCCACAGCCTTGGAGGCGCGGTGGCAACCCTGTTGGCAGAGCACACCGGTTGCAAACTTGTCACGTTTGGAAGCCCTAGAGTATATTGGCGGTTTGGCAGTACACCTGTATTAGACCATGTCAGGATAGTTCGCGACGACGACCCCGTGCCAATGGTGCCGAAGTTTTTGTATAGGCACCATTGTAAACCTGTATCTATACACGACAACGACTGCCACCTGTTACAAGTGAGCGACCATTTTATGTCTGCCTATGTCAAGGCCGTGGCAAACAAAACGCTTGTAGATACATGACAAAAGTGGTAAGGTGTGGCTCATGCAATTCAAAAGGGGGCTGCACAAATGGACAACACAGTTTTGACAGGTTATTGCCAGTGCGGATGCGGGCAACAAACAGGGGTGTGCACTCAGTCGTCTACAAAAGGCGGATTTAAGAGAGGCGACCACAGACGGTTTATCTCGGGGCACAATAACGGCAAAAAAGAAAAAGCCCTTGGATGGAAGGGCGGCAGGAATAAAACATCGCATGGCTACATTTGTTTGTTCATGCCTGACCACCCCCGCGCTCTTAAGTCGGGTTACGTTTATGAGCATATAGTTGTTGCGGAAAAGATTGTGGGCAGGGGGATAACACACAAAGAAGTCATACACCACATAAACGGTGTCAAGTCAGACAACCGTGTTGAAAATCTTGTGGTATGCCAGGATCAAAAAGAGCATTTTCTGATTCACCAGCGCCAACGTGCATTAGCCGAGTGCGGGGACCCTTATTTAAGGCAGTGCACGTACTGCAAAGCATGGGATAAGCCGGAAAACTTGAATAGATTGGGCGGGTCCCCTTATCACAAGGAGTGCGCACGCATAGAAAGCAAAAGGCGTTACGACGCCGGTCTTGCTGTCCGCGACCCTCAAAAGGTGCAAGCTGCGCGAATCAAGCATTACGCGGCCAACAAGGATATGATTTTGGCCAGAAAGCGCAAAAAAGCATAACCCCTCTAGCCACTTGGCACCCCCGGCGCGTTCCTCCCGTGCCGGGGCTTTTTTCTCTCTCAAGCCCGCTGTTTACTCAGTGGGCTTTTTTATTTTCACTCTCTGTAATTTTCCCGTTGACATGACTTTTAGCACCTGCTATCTTTCACCTACGTTTGACAGAAAGGGAGGTGACATAAGTGGTTTTAGCGAATCTCAAGAGTATCCGAGAGCAACGTGGCATGACACAAAAGCAACTGGCGGATGCGCTGCTCTACCATGAGCGCACCATCATCCGTTGGGAGGGTGGGGAGCCGACAACCGCCAACAATGCCAAAAGGGTAGCAGTGACATTGCGGGTCAAGGTTAAAGACTTGGTATCATAATAAAATCCAAGGAGGGATAAGTGAAAACGTACACAGTGCAGGAAATAAAAGAAATTCTTGATGTGCATGATAAGTGGTTGCATGACGAAGATGGCGGCGAGCGCGCAGACCTTCGGGGCGCAGACCTTCGGGGCGCAGACCTTCGGTGCGCATACCTTCGGGGCGCATACTTTCAGCGCGCATACCTTCAGGGCGCAGACCTTCGGGGCGCAGACCTTCGGGGCGCAGACCTTCGGTGCGCATACCTTCGGTGCGCAGACCTTC